GCTACGGAAATCAAACGAAATTAGTATTACCGCACCTTAAAAACCTAGGACACGAAGTATCAGTACAGGCCTTTTTCGGTCACCAAGGCAGCCCGATCAACTACAACGGCGTGACTGTCTACGGTACGGGATCTCATCCGTTCGGCATGGATGTTGTCCGCGCCCATGCGAATAACTTCAAGTCTGATTTTGTAATCTCGAATATGGACGCCTGGGTTATCGAGCCCGAGATGTTCTTCGAGCAAAAGTGGGTCGCATGGTTCCCAGTAGACTCTGAACCCATCCCGCCGCTCGTGCTTGAGAAAGTATCAAAAGCCTGGCATCGAATCGTATGGACTGATTCTGCAAAACGCGAAATGGATAAAGCTGGGCTGGACTATGATTACATTCCTTATGGAGTGGATACTGAACTATTCCAACCGGGCGATAAGAAGCAAGCCCGCGAAATTGCCCATATGCCGCAGAATAAATTTATTGTCGGCATGGTCGCCATGAACAAAGGCTATCCCCCGCGCAAGGCGTTCTATCAGAATATCGAAGCCTTCAAGATGTTGCATGATAAACATCCCGACACGATGCTCTATTTACACACACTCGACGGCACAAGACCAAACGGCGAAAACATAGACCTGAAAGGTTTTTGTTTATCTCTTGGATTGAAAGAGAATGACGATTTTGTATTCGCCGATCAATACTCGTATGTGCTCGGATACCCCGAGGATGCAATGGTTACGCTCTACAATTGTTTTGACGTGCATCTACTCGTAAGCATGGGTGAGGGTTTCGGTATGCCGCAAGTTGAGGCGCAAGCCTGCGGTGTGCCTGTGATTTGCGGTGACTGGACAGCTATGCCCGAGTTGATGTTCAGCGGCTGGAAAGTGGAACGCAAAGACGCAGAGAAAATGTACACCCTGCAAAACACCTACCAATTTTTACCACGTACTTGTGCAATCGCTGACAAGCTGATGGAGGCGTACAAAAAAAACAGCTACGCCCCAACGAGCAAACGAGCGAGAGAAGGCGCTTTGAAGTATGACATCCGCAAAGTGGTTGCAGAACATTGGCAGCCGGTACTTGCAAACATCGAAGCGAAACTACAAGCCGCGCCGATCAATAACAATGTGGCGCAGAATTTGAAGGTGCTGCGATGAATAACGCCCTACTCATTCAGCAAGTCTACCCAAACATGCCGGAGAGTTTCAAGCCGATGCTTGACCTAACCTATCAACGCAATCGTAATTATTGCATCCGCTGGCAGATGGATTACCAGTGCCTTGAGTCGGCTGGTAGTGTTGAACACGCAGACCCTACAAAAGGTTCGTGGGCAAAGGTTGACTTGATAAAGATTGCGCTTGACAAAGGTTATAAGTTTATTGTCTGGCTGGATGCGGACGCGCTTATCAAAGACCTTGATACTGATCTGCGCGATGGTTGCATTGATGGGATCGGCGCGTGCTGGATGCGGATACCACAACTCAATCACTGGAATGTTGGGGTCTTGTACATCACGAACACGCCGCAAGTCAAAGAGTTTATAGATACGTGGCTGGCGAATTACCCGGGCGAACGTCAATGGATGGAGCAAGGCGTATTCAACAAATTGGCAATGCAAAGTAAGGTAGTTCAAACGGTCTCAGATCGTTGGAATTCTACGCTCAATTATTCGATGGTTCCTGATGCGGTTGTCCTGGGTTATCACGGTTATGGCAGCGCACAAGACAGACTCGATGCAATGACAGCGACCCTCAATGAATTAGAAGTCCGCGAGGGTGTGAGGTAAAAACAAAATGGCACGAACCGGAATGACGGCGATTATCGAAGAATTACGCGGACTGACTGAAGCAGGAACCGCAGATTACACCATCGGTACAACCGTGATGTGGACTAATAACGCACTTCAAGATGTGTTGGATGTTCACCGCCGTGACATTCGCTTCAACGCTCTGCAAGCCTACCCGAATCAAGTATCAGGCGGCTCGCTCGTTTGGTATGATTATCAATCGCAATATGGTTATCTCGAAGCAACCACAGGTGAATCACTCATCACCTATCTGCAAGACTCAACAGGTGCAACACTTGGTACGGCGTTATGGACGGCTGATTATCGGCGCGGCATGTTCACATTCGGCAGTACCACGAATGGAACGTCCGTTTATCTGACAGGCAGGAGCTACGATATAAACGCCGCCGCTGCTGATGTGTGGCGACGCAAAGCCGCGCATTATGCGCCGTCATCGTTTGATTTTTCGACGGATAACCACAGCATCAGCCGGTCGCAGGTTTATGATCACGCTATCTCTATGGTTTCATTCTTTGAGAACATGAGCGGCGACGGATTGAGTGTTGTGCAACGGTTCAGGAGTGATATGTAATGCCAAGTGCAATTGATGCGGTCATGCTCGCAGAGATGCGACGGACTATTGCCAACGATCTTTTACCGGATACCTGTAACATTTGCTCCATCACTACCACGCCAGACGGCGAAGGCGGCGTTACTACATCACGCGGTACAGTTGGCACGGCTATCGCTTGTCGTTTGGATGTTATCTCCGGGCGTGAGCAGGTGACAGGCGGAGCGATTGAGCCATACATCGCCTATAAATTATCGTTGCCATACGATGCGACAGTAGGCTTGACGAACATCATTGAACATAACAGCGTTGATTATCAGGTAAAAGCCGTAAACCTTTCGCAATCATGGAAAGCGGTTGTCCGTGTTGACCTGGAGCGTATGTAATGGCTGATTATTCCAAGTATCAATGGAAAACAAAAGTAGGCACGGTGCGCTACGGAGGCAAGATTGGCGGAATCTCGCTCGATACCTCCCTGCTTGACCAGATGACGGCGGAGATAGCCGACAAAGCGTCATCACTCATTCACGATGTAGGCATGGAAATTGTAAACGTGGTTTACGAACTCGCCCCAAAAGATACGGGTGAATTGGCGAGAAGCTACATCGAAGAATCTGGCATGACTGACAAACTTATGTTCACCATTAGTGACGGTGTCAGTTATGGAATCTTCCAGGAACTAGGCACTAGCAAAATGGCAGCCCAGCCGCATGTTGTACCTGCGATGGAAGATGCGGAGGCTGAATTAGTCAAGGCATTTACGGAGTTGTTTGAATGAAGTTTTTGAACGCGGCGATCTATTCAAAACTCAGCGGAGCAACCGCGATCACGTCCCTGCTTTCAGGAACAGCCGCGATCTATGCTTTGCAAGCCCCCGAAGGTGCAACGCTACCATACATAATTTGGAATATTCAAGCAGGCGGCGATACCAACGAGTCGAATAACCGCGTCAAGAATCTGGTTGTGTCCATTCGTGCTTATGCAACCGTGAACACCCGCGCCGGAAGCATAGACGCCGCAATTGATACGGCTTTACATTTCGTCCCGTTTACTAACATGACCGGCTGGACAAATATCTGGTTGGCGCGTGAAACAGATATTGAAACAGTGGAAAATCCACCAACAGGATCACAAGTATTCATGAACGGTGGTTTATATAGAACTATGTTTGATAGCAACTAACAAGGAGTAACAAAATGGAATTCTTATCAGGTCCAACAATGGTTATGTCGTGGGCGTACAGCGGCGGAACGGTGAGCCTCGCAGGTGATTACACCACTTGCGCGTGGGACCCGTCCATCGCGTATGAGGATGTTTCGGCAGGTTCAGATACGCAAGTCGGACGCTTGACCGCACTCAAAGATGCAACTGCCTCCGTTGAAATCTTCAATCAGACCGGAGGCACAGCGATTCAGGCGGCTTTACAGCCTGGCGTTGCGGGCACGTTGACCATCCAACCCGAAGGCACAGCGACCAATAAACGCAAGATCACATTCCCCGCGTATTCCGATGGCGGAAAAGTGACGTTCCCATTTGCCAACGCCTCGAAAACAACCTGCGGCTTTACGGGCGCGGGCGCGGTGCTGGGTAACTGGACAGACGGCGTAAACTAAACATTATGTCCCTTTGTGGGCGAAAGTAGAAACTATGTCTGATTTGACCTTATCCGATGGCACGGAGATTACATTCGACTTTTTCAAAATAAACCTGAAAGAATGGCGCGGTTTATTTGACAAAGACGAGGAAGAATTCTCCTCCGATGAGAAGATCGCACGGGTGTGCGGCTTGACGTATGAGCAGTTCGAGAGTCTGAAATATCCAGACTACCATAAACTCATGCAGGAGTTTTGGAAGAAAGCCAGAGACCCCGCGCAAGACTCAAAAAACTCGCTCAGCGTACCTACGTAGCACTACGTTACGGTGCGCCGATACCAAGCGAGTATTGGGAGTGGGATATTGTCTACCAGACTGGCTGGACGCTTGAGTATGTCCGCGCCCTGCCACTGCAAGACTTCTACAACCATTTACAGATCAAGGACGCTAAAAGAAAGGCAGCGGAAAGGTAGGCTAATATCTCTACTAAAATAGCTAGTCTCACGGCTACCATCGGAGCCGATGTCAGCGGCTTCGAAGCTGGCTCAAAGAAAGTCAAAGCCGGTCTTGACCAGCAAGCCGCCGCATTTAAGAAGTTTGATGCGGATGCTACTCGTAACGCGAAAAGTTATATTGCCTACGAAGCGCAAAAAGCCAAGGCAATCGCACAGACCGAACGTGCCGCCGCGAAACTAGCCAAGGAAGAGGAACGTGCCGCGAATATTGCAATAAAAGCAGCGAAGCAAGAGGAAGCCGCAGCCGCTAAGGCAGCAAAAGAGCAGGAGCGCGCCACGAAAGCTGCGGCGAAAGCCTCAGAGCAGGCATTGAAAAACGCCGAGAAATTGGCGAAACAGGAAGAACGGACTGCTACCGCCGCCGCGAAAGCTGCGGCCAAGGCAGCCGAAGCACAGCGCAAAGCGTCTCTGAGTATCGCGCCGGGGTTTGAGAAGGGTACAAAGAGCCTCCAAGAGTTTACACAAGCCAACGCGGGTCTATTATCAGCTGCCACAGTCGCAATTGGTGCAGTGGTCGGTATCGGCTTGGCAATGGACAAGACCATCGCAAAGGTGGTGGAGTACGGCGATCAAGTCCAAAAGCTCAAGATTATCACCGGACAATCGGCTGAGGAAACCAGTAAAGAAATACAACTAGCTGATGATATGCGGATTGGCTACGATAAATTATCCGTTGCTTTGCAATTCGCCTCCAAGAGCGGCGTTGATACTTCGATCAACGGACTGGCTAAACTCTCAGAACAATACAAAGCCCTTGCCCCAGGTATCGAGCGGACAGAATTTCTAACCAAGACGTTCGGCAAAAGTGGCGTTGAGATGGGGAAAATCCTCGAACTAGACTCCAAAGCGATCAAGGAGTTCAAAGCCAACAGCGGACAAATCCTTACCGAAAAAGACCTGATGGCTATCAAGGAATACAATCACGCGCTCGATAGCTTCAAAGATAAATTAGAGTCGGGTAGTAACACGTTCGGCAAAGCCATGCTCCCCATTAAGACCTTTGCCGCTGATGCGGGTTCGCTGTATATTCGCACGTTTGAAATTATGGGCGAGAAGCACACTAATTTTATAGCAGCAGCACATCAGGCAGGCATCGAAATACAAGACGAGAAAGCCGCATTTTTAGCGGCGGGCGATTCCGCGAACGAGATGGGCGATAGTCTCGAAGATTTAGCAGAGAAGCAGAAAGCATCCGAAGAACAAGCCAAACGCATGACAACCGCTTATCAAGGCTTGTTATCTGCAATGTTTGATGTCCAAAAAACAGACGAAGATCGCATCAAAAAACTTGATGACCTTACCAACAAAGAAGCCGAGATAGAAGAGAAACGCTCGGACGCGCTTCATGATTATTTAGAAACCAAAAACAAGATTTCAGCCTCAGATAAAACCGGCGCAGAGCAAATGAAAGCAGAGATTGAGGCGACGGTTGAATACCAAAAGAAAATTCAAGACCTTAATGATGATTTACTGAAAGTCGGATCTGACCGCGCAAAGCTGGCAGAGGACGAATCCAAAGCCGCTAAAAAACGAATCTACGACCTCGAACAATCGCGCCTGGCGGGTGACGGCATCATCAATTCAGATGAATATAAATTCCTTCAAGATGAGGCGGTTGGTTTGGGCTTGGTCTCACGTGCCGCAGCTGACCAAGCCATTGCAGAAAGCAACGCCGCCGATCAACGAGTGGCAAACTTTATGAAAGTTCAAGA